TTTAGAATTTTTAAATAATCATCGATGTTTGCTTGATTTTTTTTCATCCCTACTAAAACATCATCTGCCTTCGTGGATTGCTGTTCTTTAGTGTAGTATTGGTCTTTATATAAATTCTTCTTACTCTCATTTTTAGAATAAATATCTGGGTCTGAAGAGAACTTTTCTTCTGTTAATAACAACCCATCTTCTTTTAAATAATTGTCGTGTATTTCATTTATAAAATTACTTCTTTCGGGAGTTATAAACTGAAATACCATTGATTCGTGTACAACATCTGCTTTTTTAGATGGGGTGTGTTTTTTATACGTTACTCCTTTATCATCTGTAAAAGATTCATAAAAAGCCTCGTTAACAAATCTACTTCCTTCTACGGGAGATGATTCGTGTACTTCTTTCATATCAGCATTTGGATCTAAATTGATAGTTTCAATTTTGCCATCAGATTTTTTGGTTATTGATTTTACGAATCCACCTTCTGACCCACCAATATCATAAACTAACCCCCCTTTGGGTAGCATTTCAACTATAGCATTTCCTACTTTTATTTGAGTTTCCCTAAAGGTAGGTATACTTGTTGCTATGTGCTCGTCAAACTTGCCTTTAAATAAGTCATATATTTTTTTAAATGATTCTTGTATTTTGGAAAATGTCAAAATCGGAGACCACTCCTTATTAGGTTTATATTTATCCGATTTCCCTGTAACAACATCTGAAAAAAAGTCTTGTGTTTTTGCAGAATCGTTTTTTACTTTTTCTATCTCCTTATTATATTTTTCCTCTATAGATGTAACATCAATTCCTTCTTTAATTGGATCGAACTTTATTTCGGGCAAGGACTGTTGTGTTCTAAACGTATTAATCTCACTTGTAATACGATTATATTCCTCTATAATAACTCTCCTTGCAGCCTCATGGTCTTTCATTCCCTGAGCTACATAAGAATCCTGAAGATCTTGAAGATCTTGCCTTCCATTATTTTTAAAACAATCTATCATACTAATGTTATAGTTACAGTGTCTTCCGTTGTGTTTTCAGGATCATCACAACAATCACTACAATCGTGTGAAACAGTCCATTTAAACACATTTTCACCTAGTCCTAAATTATTTACTTTTGTATTTCTAGTTCGTGGATATTTAATATCTCCTTGCCCAGAAACTAATGACCATTTACCACACCCAACTAATACCTTTGCAGCATCAAGTCTAGTATAGTTAACATCTATTATTTGATCTGGTCCAGCATCTGCCTGACTTACTGGACAACAACAATTAGCTTTCATTGAGTATGTAAAAATGATTGTATTATTAATATTATTTCCTCATCGTCCTCCTGTATTCTTCTAATTTTAAAAGAACTTTCATTTACAGGTTGCGAACCTCCCCCTCCTCTAACAAATCTTTCAGTTTTCTCCCTTTTTGGATATATCGGATTATGTGGTTGACTAACAGGAGAGAAACATAAATATCCTGCTACAGCTATAGATAATGTCTTAGCTGCACAATTTAAATATCCGTCAGTGGCTACTTGTAATGGTTTTATCATTGACGACTAACTGTAGTTGTAGTGACACCATCTCCTGTTATTTGAAGATCAATACTTCCAGCAGTTCTACTATTATGAGTTACTGTCATTGGATTATTAATATCTAATCCTTGTATTTTATGTAACTCATCTATTAGCGTTTGAATTCTGTCCAATATAGCTCCAGCTTGTGTTCCAGTGTATGATGCTGGTAATATCGTACTCCAAGGATCTCCTGCGCTTCCTGCTGCTAATAAAGCTGCTCCTGCAGTTCCTGGGTTGTTTATACTTGTTTGTAATGCTGACCAAACAGCACTAGCTAATGACTCTGGACTCAAATCACTACATGACTCAATAATCGCTGACAAATCCCCAGGTATCGCTCCACTTGTTAATGAAATAGTTCCAGAAGATATAAGATCCGAAATTATATTTCCAACTGCTTCTATATCTGCAGCTAAACTACCACTTCCCCCAACTGAGGCAATCATATTCCAATTGCCTATGATGGAACTTGTTAAATCACTTGTACCAATTATGTTAGACGCTACCTCTACAGCAGCTTGTATTCCAGCTATAAGGTCTCCACTTCCGACCAAATTAGCAACCATGTACAAGGCAGATCCAAGATCTCCAGTTAGATCACCAGATCCATTTAGATCTGCAATCATGTCAAGCAACGCTGCTAAAGAACCAGTTAGATCTCCTGATCCCGCAAGGGATGCCGCAATTGACACAGCAGCATTTAAATCAGCAGATAATGATGAGGACGCTGATAAACTAGATATTAAAAAAGCTAGGGCAGATAATTGGCCATTTATATCCCCAGAACCTGATACGGAACTTTCCCCGTTAAGACCTCCAGCTAAATTTAAATTTTCAAAAAGATTTATACCATACAAAGAGGTGGTAGCACTTAAAAGTCCTCCTTTTTCCGAAATAACATAACTGTAAGGAGGATATGTGCCTGTTGTAAATGAGTCCTTCTTTATACTATCAATGTTTTCTATACTATCTTGACAATAGTAATTACGCATTGTTTCTGGTCTTATATACGTTATGGGACTAGTCAGTCCTCCTAACTGTCTGCCAAGTTGTTTGTTAATATATGAATAATTAGTTAACAGCATTTATCTCCAAACAAATGTCAATATACCCGAAAGTGCTGAGTTAACTGGTGTAGCCACACCATGTCCAATTAAGAAGTATAAAGCAGCACCATCATATATTCGAGGCATAGAAGGATATTCAAATACGAAATTTCTTTCAGACGCTAAACCTAATGTTGAAATGGGAAACCTCGCTAGTTCTTTTATTAAAGCAACACTATACTCCCCAGAAACATAGGATGTAGAATTTTGAATTGTGTTTATCTCCGCAATTCCAGCATCTCCACTTTGTAGTGGCATTTGATAATTATATTTACCAGTACCTGTAGCCCCTGTATACAATATTTGAGAATTCGGACAAGCTGTTTTACCAATAGGCAACACAGTGGGAGTAGATCTCGATGTAACTTGTGCAGAATTGGTATAACCTATAGATAAGTTAGGAGTAGCTGCTCCAAGTGCTGTAGCATTGGAATTAAACATAATTGCTTGAACTCCCGCACCATTAGTATATCTAGGTAATAGCCAAGATATCGTATGTGTTCCTGTACCTGCACCCGTAATATCTATTTGTGTACCAGCAATTGCATTTGCGTATGATGTTGCCAATTCAAATGTTGTATCACTCACCCTTATTACATAATAATCAGTAGCTAACGCTAGTCCAGCAGGTAATGTTCCAGAACTTGTTAATCTAACTCTAGTTCCTGTAAGAATATTACTTGGAATATTTGCAGTAGAGGTATATGTGCATAAATCACTACCTGCATCTGCAGTAAATGTGTCTGATTGACCCAACGTATTTGTGGTGGCTTGAGCAGTAGTGGTTGTTACGGAAGTAACTCTATAAAACCCTATTACATCAACTAAAGCCAATGTACAAGGAGCTACTGTAGCTGCTGCTGTAACAGCATGTCCACTTAATAAGTGTTTATAATAGGAGGGTTGTACATTTCCTCCATGTTGTATAGTAGCTGCGTTTGCTGTATTGTCTTTTACAGCTTGAAAAAGAAGGTTTGTTCCTGTATTATATAGCGCATCTGCAGGAGGATTACCTGCTCCTCTAAATAATGTTGCCCACTCATTCGCAACAGCTACTGTTGTGGGTGCTGTATTTTTAGCCCATGAAGCGTCCCATTTCTGCCCCAAACTGAGAGCTTCTATAATTTGATCGTTACTTGCAAAACCTGGCATATTATTTTATATTTTATTAATTCCATATTACTTTTAAATCTCCTCGTAAAATTGTTGTAGACAATGCAGCTTGAGGTAAAACAATGAAGTTTAAAAAAGCATCATCTTCTATTTTTGGTAAATGTGAAGTGGGTAATAGAAAATCTTTTTCATACGGAGTGGATATTGTTCCTGCCGTTGAAATACCACTTTCTCTAAAATTTGTTTGACACAACGGTTTTACTAGAATAATAGAAAAAAGCCCCACATCAGATCCACTAATCATCGTTACACTTTCTACAGCCCTAACCCCCGTATCCCCATCTGCTAATGGTATCATCCACCCAGCACTGTTATTAACGGCTCTGTCACTGTTCGTTATACTTCCGATAAAAGCTGCTGCATTTTGAGTACATATTTGACTCAATTTGCCTGTAACTCCATCTTGATTTGTATATTTTACTTGAAATGTTTGTCCCCCCGTTCTTAACCCTGTGGTAATAGCCATCATTTGCACTCCTCTACCATCTGCGTATCTTGGTAAAGACAATGTATTATCCATTACCTGTTCATCTGTTGTTCCATCATCGATCGATGGGTAATATAATAGATAATCTAATAAAATAGCATTTGCGGGAGCAGCATTTGTTGTTGAAGTGGAAACTGCTTGAGTGGTAATTGATCTTAAATATTTCTCAGATGGACTTACATTAGGTCCATGATAAAACCCACCATCTGTTGACTGATATATTGGCTTTGCTATCAGTGGAGCAGCATCAAACCAATATTTAGGGGTTGGCATCCCAGGGGACATAGATAGATCGAACCATATTCCTATGGTTGTTGTTTGAGAGGGTGTTTTTCTCCAAATATAATTTCTGGATCTTCCTTCTAACTCCGCATCTATTACTTCCTTTATACCCCTAAACGCCATTTAGTTTTTTAATTTACTTTGACTGTATACTGTGGCTTTCATATCCGCAATCACTGTTGCTTCGCATTTACATGCTTTTATTACTTTTCCTTCTTTTGTTACCAAGACAGGTAACTTGCATTTTTCACAATGATACATAAATTAGGATTCAGTTGCGGTCAAGGCAGATATTGCGAATTGGGGTTGTATCAGGTTAGCTACTGCTAAAGATGCAGATAATGATCCCCTATATATTACTTGTCCTGCACCAGATGAAGCAGTTCCAATAGTAACATGAGTGATGGTGTTTGTACCTCCTGTACATTGAGGAAATTGAATAAGGGCTGTATTTGAGCTAGAACCTCCTGATGCTGCGGAAAATCCAGTAGCTGCTGTTACTGCAACTCTCGCATACGAGGTATATGTTGCTTCGTTAGTTAATTGGGTTCCTGCGTTACCTGGGTCTGCGGTGTGAAGTGCTATGTATCTAGTTGCTCCAGATCTCCATGCAGGATCTACTGCTCTTAATAGAGCATCTAACGTATCATTCGCTGTGGTCAATGATTTTGGCATAATTTATTTTTTAAGTTCTTTTTTAATTAATTTCTTTTGATTATCCATTGTTTATCTAATAGTTTACTTTCTCTTCTTATATGATCATAAACTCTTCCTCTTCTGTATCCTAAAGTGTCCTCACATACAGAGGCATTCTTAAATTCAATAACTTCATTTGTTATCACATTTTTAGCAATTACAGGGTACAATGTAGAATTATTAGAACATATATTTCTATAGAAATCGGCATTTTTCTTCTTAGTAATACTGCATTTTTTAGATCTTTCCGCAATTTGTTCTTTAGTATATTTAATAATATTAGGATGTTTATATCCAATGTTAGTCCTACCTCCTATACATAGATTATATCCAAAATCATCTTTAATTGTATTATATTTTTTTATATACAATTTTTCTAACTCGTATGCTTCATTAGTAGATAAATTATCATATAGAATCTTTTTTTCTACACTATCCCATCCATACTTTTTTATAGCCCTAGTCAGCTTTGTGTTATCTAAAGACTTTTCCTTATACTTGTGTTCCCTCATTCTCTTTTTGAACCCACAAGATGTTATGCCGAAATATAATTTACCATTAGGAAATGTTAACATATACAACAAAAATTTAGCATCCGAGGCTGATTTTGGCATTGTTTTTAATTATTTGTTGCTATTATTGAATTTATTAATCCGTCTTGATCTCTTTGCACATTAAACACCCACTTTTTCTTTACTTCTGGCTTCTGTAAATGTTCTAATGTTTTATTCAGAACTTCCATATTTTCTTTCAGCAAAGATACAAAATTATTATCAATTTCTTGGGGTTTTTTTTCTATTGCTAGAACTAATTCTTTCAGTCTTGACGACTGAATTGATAGAATTTCCTCAATTTTCTGGGTTTTATCCTCCTCTATAGCTTTGGCAATAGTAGATAGGGCATCTGTTATTTCACGATGCTTTTGTTCTTCTTTTTTCTCCGATGCTATTTTGTCGTAATCTATCCCCATATGCAGTCTCTTAGACTTTTTAGTTCTTGTAGTTGTTTAGTTAATTCTTCTCTTTTTGATTCTAGTGCTTCTCCAACTGATCTAACTTCACTAGGACTTACTGAATCTGATTTGACCACCTTCTCAATTTCTTTATTTGTGAGAACAGATGGGATTTCATCTTTTTTGCCGAAATTAGGTTTCAGTGCCTGTGTAATTTCAGTTTCTTTTTTAGTTTCTAGTTCCTGTATTTCTGGAAGTGAATTTTTGATATCCGTACCGATTTCTGGTGCTTTTTGCAAACTTTCTATTCTTTGATTTATTCCTGAAGTATTCCCTACAAACACAGCGTTCTCTCTTTCTGTTAGAGGACTTCTATTTGCAAATATCTGATTTATTATTCCCTCAACTACTTTTTTTGCAGTTTGAGAATCATATCCCTCCTTTTCATAAACTTTAATAACATCTGATACCATTTCTTTAGTATCAATACCTCTTCTAGTTGCTTCATTTAAAGATTCTCTCATTTTTAATCCATCTGCATACCAGCTTTTTGGATTCCCCCTAACCGCATCTGAAAAATCTTTTTTTAGTTCTTCATCACTAATTTTTTCTGCATTTAAGTACTTATTTGCAACTTCTTTAGTTTCTATTGCATCTCTTTTCTCTATAAAAGAACCAAACCCATTTGGCTTATCTATTTCTTTTAGCATCAAAGCATCAACCGACTCATTAACTTTATCTAGTGGGACATTGAAAATACTATTCCACTCCCTTCTCTCCATTTCTTTTTCAAGCCGATTAAATTCATCAATTTCAATAGTCCCAAATGCTGCTCCCTCTAATTCAGTCATTCTCTTTTCTATTTCCGTATCAGTTATGTCAGCTTGAACCTGATTAGGTTGATTTATACCATCAGTTACACCCT